TAGCGGCTCTTTGTCTTGCCCCAAAGCCTCCACCTACACTAGAAAGACCCATACCACCTGTCATAGATAATAAACCTTGTTCGGTTTTTTCTTTTGCTCTTTCTATAGAGCCCGGATCAAATTGTTGGAAAAGACCAAGTTGCTGTTCTGTTGGTTCAAAGCCAGCTTCTTGCAATACTCTTTTTGCTGTAAAACCACCATCTTGAAAATTTTGAACTATAGGTTGATTATACCCTATTAAAGAAGATCCACCTGCAAAAGGCATAGATCTAGGATCATAAGAAGAAGTAGACAAGGAAAGTCTAGGAGAAAAACTATCTTTTAATAAAGAATCCATTAAGGAAGTATCAGCAACAGGGGCAACAGTAGGAGCTATGCCAGTAGATATACCAAGACCACTTTGAAGGTCTTTCCCTGCTTTCTCAAAAAATCCACCACCGGGACTTAGATAAGTTTTTAAGGCTGTTTGAGCACCAGATAATAAAGCTCTTTCTGTCATACCTTTTGTATAATCACTACTAGCTCTTTGAATATCTCTAAAAGATTGCTGATCAAATACAGTTCCAGAACTATCATATCTTTTAGTTCTTCCAGCACCTAAACCTTCACCTACTCTCCTACCTAAACCAGCACCAAGCCCAGCTCCTATTGCCGTTCCAACTCCGGGAATAATTGAACCTAAAATTCCACCAGCAAGACTACCAATACTACCAAATAAGCCACCTCTTTTTTGTCTTTCAGCTTCTGACCTTGCTTGCTGTTCTAATTTCTTTCTATCTGATTGCATTTGTAAGGCTCTAGCAAGAGCAGTACCACCAGCAGTACTAGTTAAACCACCAGTCTGCATCATGTTAAATAAATTATTTGGATTGTTCATGGTAAAAGTCCTTTGAATTTAATAATAAATATGTTATAACGCACATACTATTGTTACCCAGCACTAACTTTTAACGTTCCAGAATCGTTCCATAATTGACCAGCATTAGTTGGATCACTTGTAGGTAAATTACTTAGTTTTACAGTACCGCCACTAACATCTAATGTACCTTTTACATTTAAATTACCACCTACAGATAAATTTTTATTTACCCTATAACTATTATCTGTATCCATAAAAGATACCCATAGCCTGCCTTGCTCTTTTCTATATCTTTCTAATCTATTAGACTTAGATATGTATATAACTTCTTGACCTTCTCTAAGTGAGTTAACAGATGGTTGTGATCTTACTACCTGTATCTTGTCTTGTTTAGAATTTTGTGTTCTTCTTGTTTCTCTAATCATTATCCAGATCTTTTGTATATTTCTCTGTACTCAATAGTTATATCATTTATTTGAACTATAGTTGCACTACTAATTACCATCTTAACAGAAACTTTATTACAAATAACTGGAGAAGATGGAGTTAATTTTACTGTATTGTAAGTACCGTCTGAGTTTTGTGGTATAGCCCCTGATAAACTATGAGACGTTCCATCGTCTTCAACAAGTGTAAAAGTACCATCTATCTGATCGTCTTCTTCTTGATAAGTTAAATATACAGCGTATATCTTTTTTACTCTAGCAGGATTTCCAAAATCAAAATCTTTTGTTTGAAAAGAAACATTACTTGCTAATTGAAAACTCCTATGTAATTTATAAAACCTAGTAGAAGAGCCAGCATCAGTACCCACTAAAGCATTAGTACTATCTGAAAAATTAGTATGTACTACATTAGTAATACCATCATGTGTAAAATCTTTTAAGAATGTAAAGTTACCCTTCTTTAAATCGCATACATAAGCATCACCGTCACTAGCACAATTCTTAATTACATATACTAAGCTAGTAGCTTCATCGTATATTATCATAGAATTTATTGTTACAAAGTTATACCAAGTGTCATCATCTATTTTATTTTCAGATAGATCTCTTATCTGTGAGCCATCATAGAAATACAATCCTTGTTTATTTACCCATATTATACCATACTGAGTTTTAGCAACTGCACCATGAAACTCTACACCCATATAATTCTTACTATCTTCTAAAAACCAGTTAGTATCACTAGGACTAGATATATTTATAATATCCAAACTATACTGCTTATATGCTAGTATTCTATCTGCAAATGATTCTATAGCTGTATAATAATCAGCATCTCCTTTAGCCGCTTCTATAAAATTAAACGATGGAAATGTGTCAAATCTATTTGGCATAGAATACATAATCCTATCAGGATAATTCTTAACAGCGGCTGTAGCTTTAGTTGAACCAGAACCTTCATCTTTCATCGTTATATTAGATATAAACACTCTATTATTAGACACAGTAGAATCTTTCCAAAATTCACCTTCATCACCCAAAGCGTTACTAAATATACTAGATGGATATCCATTTATAGTTTCATAAGTAATAAAATTTAAATCTTTAACAATAAAATTATTTGAAGCTGAAGCATCGTCAGGGCAATTATAATCAACTGAAGTACCAGTATCTAGATGCCAAGTTGAGTACTCATCTGACAGATTTGTCCTACATCCTTTGGTTAAATTAATATCTACAAGTAATAAATATTCAGAATCAGAATCTTTTTCTTTTATATATATTCTACCACCAGATATTCTAGGATCATAAGGAGATTTAGCACCTACATTTATAGAAAAACATTTAAAATCGTCAGCATCAGCCACATTAACTTCAGTACTATATTCAGTCAATAAACTTTCTTGATTATCATCATAAATAAAACTTTGTGCAAATACATAATCCCCAGACCTAATTAATCCTTCTTTACTAGTGTCTGTAGATATATTAAAATCAAATCCATTACCAGCAGTTGGATATGTAGATACAGCAGGTGTAGTACCACCATCTACACAATCTCCATCAGTAGGTTTAGCTAAATCATTATCTTTAGCATGATAACCCATATATATATCATTGCTAAAATGTTTTCTGTCTATCCATCCATACCATTGAACTTTACTAAAATTTTTATCAGTAGTATCAAAACACCTAATTGAATCTTCTATTTTATGGTATAATACTTTAGAATTTACACCAGTAACAGATGAGCGAAGTGTAATGCTATCTTCTTCCCAATTCGTACCTGCTGTATTTGTAGAATACACATCTATCTTATGTTCATCAGGATGTGCTAAAAGCAGTATTTTATCACCGCTTGAAAATCCAGTAATAGTAGCATGCCAAAAATCTTGTGGTGGTGTTTCTATAGTAATCGGTATAGCCCTATCTAAAATTAAATTTTTTGAATCAGTCTGTCCAACACCTACTACATTATATATTCCCTGACCACTAGCAAGTAGTCCATTTGCCGCAAAGCTATTTGCTGTCAACAGTATTTTAGTACCAACTGGATAAGAACCTATTAGATTTTGAACAGTACCACTAACCTTATATTCAAGCTCAGTCCTGACACTATTAACAAGCCTACCTATAAAACCTGTAGCCGAGCCTTCGTTATTATCATCACCAGATTTACCACTTTCCTGAGCTGTTACAACACCATCACGAACAAAGTCTGTCTCAAAATATCCTAGTCCGTAACCAGCTTCTATATGATCTATATGTGATGTATCATAAGCAGATAATAAATTATTAGTGTTATTCTTCATACTAAATGCACCACCAATCGCACCTTGTTTAGTAAAGGTTAGATTAGATACATCTGCAACTTCATTATCTGCTATGTCGGCAGGGTCTTTTAGATTATTCAGCCCCCCTGAAAAATCTTTTATTTGATATAATCTCTTTGGCACTGATTACTTTTTTATCAATCCTTCTATAACATCAGTAACAAGATCAACACACTTCTCAAAGAATATCTGTTCTTTCTCTTCACTAACAAAAGGGATATCAATTTTTTTATTTATTTTAGTAGCAAGTTTTTCTTTAAAGTCATCAGACTGCACATGCTCAACCATACCATCTGCATACTTTTCTACAATTTGATCTTTAGCCTTATCTATAATTTCTGCTAATATTATTTTACTCATTATTTTTTCTCCTTTAGTATTTCTTTTATTTCTGCGATGTCTTCCATCATTACATCTAACTTATATGTTATTAATTCTTTATCTGCCTTTTTATCTAGCTGACTCTTTAATGCATTTATATCATATTTCATAAAACCAAAAGCTAATGTCACTGCACATACCATTGTTAGTATTGTAACAATATTTTCAATAGATATATTTGTGTTCAATTTCACGCTCTTCTTACTTTTCTAGCTACCTTTTTACTGTATTTAGCTCTTTGCTTACCCTTGGCAGAAGCTTGTCTTTTCTTCCTATTGGTAGCCGCACGCTCTGAGGCACTGAGACTTTTCCTAACTGATTCAGGTAAATAACGACCTCTCTTAGCTCTTGGTTTTTTTTCATCTCCCTTGCTGACATAATCCCATTTCTGTTTTGACCATTTAGATAATCTATTACTAGATGATTTAGCACCTTTGTACCCACCACCTCTTTTTTTATAACGCTTTGTAGCAATTTGAGCTTTACGAGCACTCCACTGCCCCGGTCTTCCTCCAGAGCTACCAGCTTTTACAGAAGCTACAATGCTCTTCCACATTTTCTCGTTAGTCTTTTTTGCTGTCTTAGCCATTACTTCTTTATCTTTTTTACTTTACCGTTTTTTGTTCTAGCAAACTTATGCGTTTTAGTTTCTCTTATTAGTGTGCCGTAGTGTTTTTTACCACCCCACATCCAACTAACTTTCCTAGCCATTACTTTCCAACTTTTTTCTGAGCCATTTTATGAGACTGACCAAAAGTTTTACCTTTTTTCATGGCTGTAGCCATAGCTCTAATATGTTTAGCTGTATGATGTTGCGAATGCCTTTTCATAGCATTTGCTTGTCTAGCTGTTAGACCAGCCATTGAAACACCTTTAACTGATTTAGGTGCTTTTGAACTCATTGCTTTTGATTTCATTGGTGGTCTACCTTTTTTTGAACCGTATGTTCCTTTTCCTCTTGGCATAATATACTCCTTTTTTATTTTACCATTTTACTCTGTTTGCCCAGTAAGCCGCACTCATTTTACCTTTAGCAATATTTTTAGCATGTCTAGCCTTAAATGACTTTCTTTTCATTTTCATTCTTTTAGACTCACCTGCTTTTGGCTTTCCTGCTGTGCTAGCTCCTTGCTGACCAAAACGTATTGTTTTTACTTTGTCCCCTACTTTGGCTACAACTATATGAGATTTTTTAGGATGATTTGGAGTTCGCTTTGGTTTATTAAAAGCTGACACTCCTGCTCTAGCTAATCTTGGATCTTTCTTTTTTGGCATATTATCTCCTAATGTTTTCCATTTAATCTACTAATAACACCTTTTATTTCCGATATTTGATTATCCAAATCATTAATTTCCTTCGTAATTGAATCAAACTTTCTGTCCAACTTGTCGTCACTTTGATTCCAACGGCTAATAAGTTTAATAACCATACCCTCCATATTTTCGAGTGTTTCACTTTGACCTCTATTCTCTGTTTTTAGGTCTGCTAAACTTTCTGCCTGCTCCGACCCTCTTTTGTTCATAGAGAAGACCATATACACTAGCAAAAGCCCTGCGACAGCGATCATACCCCCTTCTGCGTATACTTCCATGAATTCCATTATCTTTTTCTCCGCACTTCACGATTTATAAAATAGTTATGATGAAAGTCTTCTTCAGTTAAGATTACTTTCTTTTTCTTTTTTTCTTTCCCCAACTTAAAGGGTTTAAATTTAATTCTGTTTCGTACCATTCTAATTGTTCTTGCATTTTACTTATTTTTACTTCTTCTTCTGCTATATGCTTATTGACAAGTTCTTCAATGTTAGTATCAGCGAGCTCCACTCTTCGCTCAAGTTCTTTAATTCTATTTTCAACTTGTAAGTACGAATAAACAAGTCCAGCGATAACCACAACTGCTTGAATAAGCCACTTAATATTAATAGATATAATAGCGTTGTCATCGACCATAGCTCCACGATACGACCTTGCCGTTTTAGGTTTGGCATTACTCATACCTCATAACCAGCTATACTCCAACCACCATCACAACTTCCAAGGATTACTAGCCCTCCAAGTATAACTATTAAGAATAATATTATACTAAGATAATCTTTCCAATCTTCATTCAATGTCTGATGTCCATTCTGTTCCAGAAAGTTCAGTCATTATCTGACTATGTGAATATTTATCATAAGAACTAAACATGGCAGGATCATTATCGGGATCATTATCACAAGCAAACTTTAGTAATGCTTTTGAACTATCTCCAGTTTCACCATTGTTTTTTCTAAGTGTTTCTTTGCTTGATTGTATTGCATTAGCTATAAAAGCATTAGATACAGGAATAGCTCCTAATAGCTCTGATTTATTCATATCTGAGGTATATTCATAGCCATAGCTATCCATCCATGCTTTTATCTGCACTACTGTATTTGAGTCTGTAGGTGCATCTGCTGAATCAATATCAGCTACAGGCACAATCATATATGCCCTGTGCGACCATCTACCACTATAGTCATCTGACCATCTGTTTGTTACTTCTTCACTCATAATTAATTCCTTTAAGGTGTTGTTGTTGAACGATTAGTATCACCTTTTGCATAACCCTCTGGTTCTGCGTTTGGTGGTGATTGTAAAGTTGTACCAGATACTGTTCCATGATTTGAGTTACCACTTCTGTCATATATTGTAGAACTTGTATCTTCAAATCCACTTGTAGCATCTAAATTACCAAATGCTAAATATGTTATTAAATTATCACTAAAATCTGTATATAGATTAGAATGCCTACCATTATTATATATGCTTAATATTTGAGCATCCGTTAAAGATTTATTCCAAAATGCGACTCCTGTCATATCGCCATCAAAAGGAATATCACCAGTATTACCAGTACCAATTTTGATATTTCTATTAGTATGAAGTCCTACATGACCAGTACCTGATGTTGTAACAGTTTGGGGTTGACCATTATAATATATCACATATTTTGAACCATCCCATACAAATGCTATATGTGTCCAAGAATCATTTGGTATTGTTTCACCTCCTGTTGGAATCCAACCTGTAAATACTGTACCACTTCCTTGATTGTCTACCATTGTAATCAATTCATTGGTTAAAGAACCTGTAGCACCTCCTAAAGTAATAGAACCAAAATCCCAACTACCAAAAAACATAATTTGTTTACCAGAACTTGCAGTTGTAAATGTTGTAGTTGGTTTCATCCAAAATGAAACAGATTTATAATCTGTGTTTACTGCATTTGCTGTAACTACATCGTTTGTACCATCAAAGCTACCAAATCCATAACTTGAATTAGCCCCTGTGAGAAAGGATTGGTCTGGTAGAACTGAGGAGTAGACTAAATCAGCAGAGTCTTGATTTGTCATTGTGCCGAAATTGCCTTTTACCTCTTTGATACTTATACTTGATAAAGTACCTATAAATGATTGTGAACGAAGCATAATAAGACCATCTTGATTTGGAACTGCATAATTAGTAAATGTGCCTACACCACCTATTGATGATGATATACCAAAATTAATTCCAAATGTAGCAGAACCACCTGCGTGAGTTAATGAACCACTTGTATACGCAGAACACACTACTACTATTTTATATAATTTTGATGTATCCCAAGTAACATTATCTGCTATAACATAAAAATCACTACTAACACTACCACCATTAACAACCATTTCTCCATTAAATGTAGTAAGTGAAGATAAACTACTTGGTACTGTTACTCCTGTTCCATTACTAAAATCATGTGTTAATGTTTCTACTCCCAACACAGGCTCATTTACATCTATGATGGCAGGGTGGGTGTCACTTAGGTCTGATTGTAAGACTTCTTTAAAAGATATATCTGTTAGAGTAAATGAGTTACCACTACCAGAGGCTTGTATTTGAAATACACTACCATCACCAACCGCATACAAAGTGTGTGTACCATTTGCATAATTAACAAAAGAGCTATTTACAAAATCAAGATTTAATAACGCATTTCCACTTGATACTATTGTTAATTGCAATTTGTATAATCTACCACTTACAAAAGTATATTGAGTGGAGGCATCTTGCATAACTGTTAATCTTCCAACACCACCACCAGATGTAAATGACCAAGCTCCGCCCGTAATTTCTCCAACACCAGATAACTTAAAGTTTGCATTAGTAGCCCCATTTGCTAATGCAGTATCAAATGATGAATCATTAACTATCTCTCCACCCAACTCTTCTGAACTACTCTCAAATGCCCCCATGTCATAACCTGCTACCATCTGCTGTACTATGTCATCTGATGCACCATTTGTGATCGTACCATCGTTTGAGTTAGAACTTGAATCTGCTATGGTAGGATATGCTTTACTTGTGTCATCGCCCATTCTGTAGTATGCTACAAGCCCACTAAGTGAAGATTCATCATATGTAATACCTTGCTGATAAATAGCATAGACTTCCTCGGCTAATTTGGCTGTGTTGTAAATACTTACACTTGATATAGAACCATCATAAGTAAAACTACTACTATAAAATGCACCTATAATAGTTTTCATACCATCAAAGTTTAAACTTGATGGAAAACTACTTGAATTATCAGCATGAGTAGTTACACCATCTACATATAGTTTTGTTTTAGTATAATCACTTGAATCCCATACTGCCATAATATGATGCCAACCACTTGTAAGTGTTTCTGTTACACTCCAAGTAGTTCCATTTAATCTAAATATTATATTATTTGATAAAGATACAATCGTTATTACACCATGATTATTACTAAAATCACCAATGTGAACAAGAGCATCATTAATAGCTGAAACATCTGTTAAATTTGCCCATATAGAAAAACTTAAATCTCCTGTGTAACTATCACCTAATGATGTTCCTAATCCTGTGCCTGTATCGATATAATCATTAGCACCATCAAAATCCACGACAGAAAA